TTTCCTGTATAGGTTCAGGGTTTAAGTTGCGATTCAATATGTTTACTACCTGTTGTTTTTCTTGCTCGTTTAATACATCTGGTAGGTATTGTTTGAATATAGTGTAGTCTCTGTTTAGTAATGCTTGGCGTGCTTTAGTACCGCTAACATCCGGGTCACCCTTAAGTACAATGGTTTTGAAATTGGTGTATTTTTTGGCCAATGAATCGAATCGCTTTAAATCGCTTTGGTCTGCCTCTGAACGTATACCAACTACAGGGTAGTACATGTTTTGTGGGTTGTCTCCAATTATTTTGTGTATGTCTATGATAGGTGAATTAGCTTCAGCTATTTGTACAGTAACGTTTGATGGTAAATGTTTTTGGTATAAATTCCATATTTGCAATGATTGCTGTGCTGTAATACCATCGCGTGTTTTATGTCCAATCAATACTACAACATCGTCTATGTTTGGATTTTTTGCTATCTCGTTTACTATATGATAATGCCCCGAGGTAACAGGTTTAAAACCACCTGGTATAAGTGCTATGTTGCGGGATGGTGTTTCGAGGAATGGTTGTACTATTGATTCGACTAATTGTTTCATGCTAAAAATGATTGAATTTTTTGTTTAGCGGTAGCTAGTGTATCGAATTTCGGTAACTTATCTACCATTTGCTCTATATCACGGTTTAATTGTGCTTTGTCGGCATCCGATTTTGCTTGTTCTTCTGGTGTTTTTGGTTTACCTGTAGCTGTTTGAGCGCGTAAATATGGCTCAATTAGTGCGGATGAAAACGATTGATTTGCATCCTTCGGGTTGTTGTTCACGATGGTAAAGGCATCGCCAAATTCACGCTCGTATGTGCTGATATTGCGGTATACATCACGCCATGTTCTCAATACTATTCCAGGCATCAAGCTACGGTCGCGTTTTGAGTTTTGTTCAAGTGATACAAGTGGTGAAACATATACCATCAACATAAATGTAGCGTATCCTAGTTGCTCAAGTTCCTGTTTTTTCTTGAGTATAGGATTGGATGCAGCCCCTGTACCATCGATGACTATGTTTTGTGCACTAGACATAGCCTGGCTTAGTTTATCTTGTGTTACTTTACGTGCTTGTGCTTGTAGTTTGGCTGCTTGGGATAACTGGTCTGGAGTAAAGTCTTTCTGTTTTAATCCAATACCACTAGCCTTAAGCATCTCCTCATATGTGTCGTCTGAATTAATTACAACCATGTTGGAGGGGATTAGTTGTTGAGTCATATATGACTTACCACTACCTGCTGCTCCAGCCAAAAATATAGCCTTTGGTTGAGATGTAATCTCGTTCAATAATTGCAATAAACTAATCATGGTTATACATATTACAGTTTACGTTTAACTGTGGTTCTAAATTCAGTGAATACCGGTGAATGTGTGGGATTTTCTAAATCAAATAAACGTTTCACGCTCTTGAATATGTCTATATTTTCCTCATACGTTCTAGCGGATTCCACTACTTCCCATCCTTTGCCGCTCATCTTGTCTTTGTTTAATTTACGTTTGGTTGATTTCAACCACAATATACCACATCTGTCTATGGTTTTGCCAAAACATTCCTCGTAGCATTTACGATATACGGCTGTTTGTAAATCGTATGTTGTATGTAAATGGTTGGATGTTTTCAAATCCAACACCCACCTAACGCCATCAATTTCCACAATTAAATCACATGTACCTGCTACTTTTAGTTCGTCTGAAAATAGGTGTACTTCGGTTTCGATTAATGTGGGGTTATATGTTTCCCAAAATTCTACAAAACGCAAAAACATCTGCCACACATCTGGGTTATATAGTGGTTGTCCTGCTGGTGATAGGAAGTGCATTTCCTCACCTAGTAAATAGCTTTCTGCTAATTCGTGTACCTGTGTACCCTCCTCTGCTGCTTTTTTTACTATGTACTCCGATGCAAAACCAACTTGTTTTAACCATTTCTCAAAATGTGGGCCCTTTGGGTATGAATTTAACACATATGTGATTGATGGGTAATACGCACTGTTTCTACGATAGTAACGAGAATCGGGTAATGTGATTTGTTGGGCATCATCCGATATCTCCAATAGGCGATCGTATGAACGTTTAAATTTACTCATATAAGTTGTAATTTGTGCTCCATAAGTTGATATGATGTCAGTGGAGTAACGGTTTGTATTAGTTTGGTAAACTTGGTGAAACCCATATCGGCCGGATCTTTTCCATCCATTTCAACCAAATACACCTCTTTTCCAACATCCAATAGTTGCTGGCAAAATTCGAGTGCTTTTTTTATTGCATCCTTGTCTAATGCAATGTATATCTTGTGTACTTTTGATTCGACTAGTTTTTTCATTAATGATGGTACAATGTTTTTTCCCATCAATGGTACAGCATTACGTTTTATGGCAATTGCATCAAATGGCCCCTCGCATAATATAATGGGTAAATCCCAGTTAATAAATAACTCAAACGCGATTATATCGCGTGATACATCTGGGTTGCGGTATTTTGTGTATGGGTTGGGTTCAAATGAACGTGCGGTGAAATAGTTTAATATACCATCTGAATTATATGATGGGATAATAATCATGTTGTTGTATATTCCACCATCACAATATCCTATATTGTATTTGAGTATATCCTTAAGTGACAATCCACGGTTGAGTAAATATGTTAATGCGTGTTTGGCTACTATGTCTTTGTTGTTTTTGAATGATTTGTATTCTTTGGGTAGCTCTAGTATGGTTGGTGCTGCGTGAGAAGTGGAAGTATCTGTGGTTAACTTAACGTACTTGTTTAGTTCCGCCAATTTATCCGACGGTACATCTATTCGCTTGAATAACGAGCGTAGTGTGCGACCTTTTACACCACATACCCAACATGCCCATCTGTTTTCTCCCTTTTCGTTTTCCACGAAATTAACCTCCAGTTTAAGTTTTGAATGATGGCAGAATGGACAGTGGTATGCTACATTGCCTCGTGAAGTGCGTTTACCAGCACCCAATATTGAGTTTACAACATTAATTAATAGCTCGTTTGTCATACCGGTGAATATACTAAATGTATACGGTTAAGCCAAGTCTTTTGCGTAAAATTTGCCAAGGATGTTGGTGTTCATCCACTCATCTGATTCCAGCACTCCATGCATGAATTGGTACTTGCATTCGTAGTAGGTGAGTAGTTTTTTGCTGGGTACGAAATGGATGATTTCGCGGGTGAATTCGTGGTGGAGTTTGTTTTTGATAGCTTGCTTGATATATTCCTCCGAACCATAATATGTTTTCCAATCGGATTCCTTTGTTACCTGTTTGGTGGTTTTGGCTCTACCGCGGGTTATGGGTTGCTCGGCTAGTTCTTTTTTCCCGAGTTTCTTGGTGGTTGTATGATATAGCGATTTCTTACCCAAATAACGTTTACCTGTTGGTATATGGGTAGTGATGTAAATGAAACCGAACGCGTCTTGGGGTATGTCCTCAATTGTGTTGATGGGGGTGTTGTTGTATAACCACATTTTGAATGTATTGTTTATCAATACATATCCATATTTACTAGAATGTGTGTGTCTGTTACGGTGGAGATAGGTAGTGGTTGTGCTAGCTTACCAATGGCAATAAGTTCGTTTGCATTGTTGTATAAACCAACTGTAGTGATGTATGGGGAAAAGTATGAGCCGGTTACGAAATCAACCATTTGTCCGCTGTTTGTACTGCCTGAAATAAGTGTGGGGTTTTGGGAGAAATTGAATTCGTTTTGGCGTATGGTACATTTGTATTGTGCCTCGTATAAGGTAACAGTGGATTCAAATGAACATGTGATGTTTGATCCAGTGATGAATTCTGTGATGAAGTTATAATCTACGGCACCATATGTTGTGTTACCGTAAGTTACAAAACCATATCCAGTTGTTCCTTCTGTACCTTTATTGGTTAATATAACCATACCATGTTCATATATGACATCGCCTACTTTTAAGCTACCATATAATAGATTACCATTACCATCGTCCTGTAATATTACATTATCTTGTTGTAATCGGAGTGTGGTTGGTTTAATATGTTCGCCAAATAAATTGGATGGAATGGAAATTACCCCAATGGCTTCGTTTGAGCCTGTTGGAAAGTACCGTGATGGTGGTAATGTAGTGGATAAATAATTGTCGTAGTTTGGTGTGTACGCTTCTCCTGTTATTGTACCATCTAAGTTGATTGATGCTGTTGATACCGGGGATCCATTCTCACCCAATATATAGTTTGAGTAGTATAGTTCTTTTATTGAATGATATACTAGTATCTGGTCTTGGGTTGTAACGTAGCCTGTTGGGTATTCGCCCGATACCCAAAATGATTGAGTGATATTTTTACCTATATAGCGGTCTATCTGGGTTGAGGCAAGTTCAGTATCTCCACTGAAGGTAAATTGTTTGTTTACTTCAAATGGAGATACGATAACGTCCTCGGTTGTAAATGGTTTAAATACACTCATGTATTATATAAAATCAAAAATCTAACTTGATTCGCATAAGTGACTCCTTGGTGAAGTCTTTTAATAATGGGCGGGATAATTTTGCTACCGCCAATAACTCGTTTGTGTCATTGTATAAACCAACAGTGGTGATGTATGTTTGTGGACTGTTGATGAAATTATCGTAGATCACCTCACCAGTTGAACCTGAAATAAATGATGGGTTCTCTGAGTAGTTGAATTCACTGTTGCGTGCTCTAACGAATACATAATCTGATGTAATTGTTTCCTCAGCGTTTAATTGGAATGATGATGCTAATGGGTCAGATATAGCATTGTATAATAGGCGTGAATTAAGTCCATCTGAATTAGATGTGCGTGATGGGGTTAGGCCTGTTGTTTGGCTTAAGGCATATGGGTTGATTAATATAGTGCCTAAATCAGGGAATACTAAACCGTATGAACCAGAATTAGTTACATATCCTGTATCATCATATGGTGTTCCATTTGAACCGGAAATTAATTGGTATACGCGTGTTGCACCAATAAATGTTCCTATGTTTTGAGTTGTGGAATTATCCGTTAATGATACAGTACCAGATGGTCCTTTTAATTTTATGTTAAGCGACCCAGGGAAAAATGCTTCTTTATAACATGCACGTTCAACAGATAACGCCCAGAATATAGAGCTAGATATGGAGTTTGTTCCATCACCAAATATGAATGTGGAGTTTTCGTCTTCCAATATCATTGTACGGTACTGTCCGTAGTTTGTGGATGTTGGTGATTTTCCGTTGATTAATGGATTGTATAACGCACTACCACTACCTACAGCATCACAATATGCAATGTTGAATTGTACAGCAGCGTTTGCTGAACCTGTTGCAACTTGATATACCTCTAGGTAGAAATCACCTGATGTGCTATTTTCTTGTGCTGATGAAGTATAGAATGCAGTTAATGTTGGGTTACCAGTTGACCATGCTGTGCTTACGATGGAGTCGGAACTGACGATAAAGTCTTCTGGGTCTAATCTTTTAAATGACATATTTTATATGTTTATTGTTTTGTAACAGTAATAGGAACAATTAAACGAGCACCACTATCTAAACCAACTAATGTTAATGTACCAGTTAATTGTGCACCGGATTGAGCACCAGGACCAAATAATGTATTTACTGTAGTTGCGCGTAGGTTGATCTGTGTACCAATTACAGTTTTAGATACGTTTGTACCTAATGTAGTGGTAGATGTATTTGCATCAACTGCTGCTGTTGTATTGATACCAACACCATTGTATGTGTTCATCAATCTAATATCCGAAATAGTAGCTGCGTATCCACTTGTTTCTGACGTTTGGTTGTTTCCTAAGTAGTTAAATGTTTTTGGCGTTAATGATAATGATTCGCCTTGTTTCAATGCAATCGTAGTATAACCAATAGCTAATACAGGTAATTTTGCTGTACCACGTGGTAGTGTTGCTAGTTTGTATTTCATGATTTGCGTTTCAATAGGAAATGCCTCAAGTAATGGCATGTTTTCTATTGCTTCACCATAAAATGCAGAACCGGATGGGTGTTCTGGGTTGTATAATGTGTAGTCGATTTCGTCATCGGCTAGTGCAAATTGGGTGATTTTAAATGAACCATCGTTTTTTGCTAGTAACTCTCTACCTTTACGTGTAAGTATTGCATCTACAGTAAGGAGTTGATTTGATAAATATCCCATGTATTATATGTTTAATGGTGTTAATGTATGTAGTTCTATACAATATACTAATAAATATCGCTAGAGCAAACCTTTCTGCGTTAGATCGACAATAAATTCGTCGATTCCTTTGTTTAGTTCAGGTACAACATATTCAGGTCGTACAATATAAGGACCAGTTGAGTTGCTTGGGCGATATCCTTTTATTACAATTTTGGAGGCATCATCCACATATCGTGTTAATGAATAGCGGTTTATGTTAAGTGATGATGGAATTTTATCACCAAAATATACGTTTATTGAATCATTCCCAATTACACTACCTGTCTCAACATAGTTTACCATGTATGTTTTTGTTTCATCGCCTTCAAATCTAAATATATCACCCCGTTCAATACCCCAATATGTTAATATAGGATTATATCCAGAACCAGATATGTCTTTCATGTACCATGCCGGAGATGAGAGATTAGAGGTAAACATACTTACCATATCAGATTGGGTGGTATACATTGAATATGTCCCATTTGATGCAGATACCCATATATTAGATG